ATCCGCAGCCGGGAAGAAGATGCCCGTGTTGGTGTCCTCGCCCTGAACCGCAGGGGTGCCAGCACTGCCGTTGGTGCCAGCGATGCCAGTTGTGCCGTTGATCGTGACAGTCATGCCGCTTCCCCTTAGACGATAGACCAAACGCTGCCGCTAGGCACCGTGACCGTAATTCCGCTGTCGATGCTGACCGGGCCGAAGGTTCCGGCGTTCTTGCCAGCGGTGATGGTGTAGCTGGTGGTTACAGTCTGATCGTTTTCAATGAAGATCTGGTTGGAGCCACCGCCAGTTGCGCCGCCGCCAACAGAAGTCCAGCTTGTGCCGTTGTAAACCTGATAGCTGTTCAGCGTCGTGTTGTAGATCAGAAGGCCAGCGACGGGGCTGGAGATGGCATCGCGCTGAACTGTCGTCATAGACGGCGCACGGAAGCCCTTCGTGGTGCTTACCAGATCAAGAATTGTCGCCGTATTAGGCGCGCCACCAATGCCGACGTTGCCGTTGGCATCCTGCTGGATGGTCCAAGTGTCATTCGACTGATCAAAGAACGCAAAGCTGATCCATGCGTCGTTGTCGGCGTTCCTGATCTTGAGGATGTTCGCCGTGGAGTCATACCACCACTGATAGGCATATGTAGTCGCTGGCGCGGTGGCCCCAGATGAGTTTGTCGCCAAAGCCCCGAAGGCACTGTTCAAATCAGCGCGTGTGGCTGAGAAGCCTTGGTTGGCAATGTTAAAGTCGTGCTGGCTCATGTCAGTTCCTTGCCATAGCCCTTCGCCACATAGTCGAATGTGACAGGATTAGTGCTTACCGATGCACCTGTATAGGTCGTGATCGTGAAGCCCGTTCTGCTCTTTCCAGAGATAACATAACGGTCACCATCTGGCAACGATGCTGCAATTCCTATCGCCGGGGAAATCTTGAATGCGCTTGGGAATGCCACCGCGTAAGAGCCAGTGAAGGTAATGTCGCTGGCGCTCTCAACCCTGTCAGGCATATCAACGATAGCTGAAAGCGACCGAACAATCGGGGCCGCACTGGCTTGCGTCGATTCCAAGAATGCGCGGAACCGAATTGCTCGACCAGCAACATCGCCAACAATGAAGTCACGCCAATCTGACCAAGTCGGAGACCCGGCAGGATCATCGTAAGTTGTAGAAACCTGCGTGCGAACCGAAACAGTGTCAAACTGCGAGGCATCACCATCAAAGTCGCCGGGTCTGGCGTCGAACAAGCCAGTGGCCGAGTCGAACACATTGACATAGTCAACATATTCAACCTCCATCGAGGTCGTGACACGGCTGGTATATGGCACCCCCAAGTCGATGTAATCATCGAACTCATACGTTCCCGATGTTGATACGTTCCCGCCACCGCCGTCGAAAAGGCCAGCAGCGTCGTCGAACAGCCCGGTCGCATCGTCAAAGTTTATTGACGTTTCAAGCGTAATGAACGGGCCGACGATGTCCGTCAGAAGGATGACCGAAGATTTTGTGCCCGTGAAAGTTGGGTCTTGCTGAAGAGTTTCGACGAGGTTGAGATTGTCGATATTGGCGACATTTGTATCGACAACAATGCTGGCCGGAAGCGAACTGACATTGCCAAGTTTATCAACAGCCTTGATAAAGTATGTTCCCGTCTGAGCCGGGATCGTAACACTGTTTGCTGGGCGCGAAACCTTCCGCACGATGTCGATGGCGTTTTGATACTCTGCGCCGGAAGTGACGCCAGCGTATCTGATCTTGTAATGCGACAAGTCCAGATCGGGAGATGGCGTCCAAGTCAGGTGCAGCGTGTTGCCTACCACATTGGCTGAGAAGTTAGTCACATCCTGCGGTGGGGTTGCGAAGATGGTCAGATAGTAATTCGAAACGGTGGTCCATGCCCCACGGATGCCGATGGCGTTGATGCCTCGAACCCGGACATCAAAGTATCCGTCAGACACACCTACAGCTTCAAACTTGTTGCCCGTCGATCTGCCGATTGACGTAAACTCAGCAGCGCCAGAAACTCGATATTGAGCCTCAAAAGAGTCGATCAGTGTGGAGCCTGATGTGGCCGTGATCACGATGGCACCCACGACCTGCTGGTTTACCAAGCGAAGATCGCCAACCAGAGACACGCCCACTTCTGGCACATCGTAGTAGGCTGGCAGGGTAGTGTTGTTGCTTATGATGGCTTGCTCTTCCGAGTTCCAAGCAAATGCCGCCGCGCTGGTCTCTCTCAGAATAAGGCCAACGCGGACGCCGCCTTCCTCAGATATGATCAGCTTCCACGATTTGACTTCGAACTCTTTGTTGATCCAGCCGTATTCGGAAATGGTCAGATCGACGATGTCGCCGACCTCAACGCCAAGAGCAGACAGTCCAAATTCAGCGGAGATGGTCATCTGCTCACGCGACCTGAACAAAGCCTGCTTGGCAATGCGCTGCGCCCGTGCGCCGTTGGTGATCATGGGCAGCGGCAAATCCATCGTGTTTTCGATGCCGTTGTCTTCTGTTTCCAAAAACACAGTGCTTCCAACAGACGGATAGTCGTTTTCGATCCAGCCAGTGCTGGCGTCGATGAACGTGCCGATAACCCTGTTGAAGTTGTCACGCCGTGAAAGGCGCGTTGGCAGCGTGATAGAACTGCGGAGGTCATCCAAGGTGAAAGACTTTATGGATGCGTCATAGACGCCAACCCTAAGTTTCCACTCGCCGCCGGAGTAGTAGAGCGCACCATTGCAGGACTGCATCATATCGGAAAGCGCAGCGCCTATGGTCGAGCCTGCGTTTACAACGCCGTTGATTGTGTATCTGGCCTGAGTTCCGCCCCCTGCCAATGGGATCGCATCATCGCAGTCGTTAGCCGCCACAGAGAAATAGGTGTTGTCCCAGTTTGTGTCGGCCAATCCGAAAGATGCAGTGAGGTAGTCCAAGATGCACAAGGCGGCATTGTCCGACCAGACGGTCTGACCAGTTCTTGTGTCGTATACCTTGCGGCCTCTAACAACGGCTGTGAACGTCGGGATGCCATTGCCGAACACGTCGGCGTCGTATTCCAGACGAACATAAAGATATGCGATCCCGCGACCGATAAATTCAGTGGAAACGCCAGCCTCGTTTACAAGATCGCCGTCTGCCGTGATCTGCGACCCGGTATATTTCCGCACCCTGATCTTGCTTTGCCAGCGCGTGCCAGTGACAAAGCCAGAACCATCAAGCGTGACCACCTCATCGTTCACATAGATATCGCCGATCTGATCGACCTCATGGCCCGCCAGCGTGATGATCATGTGGAGGTATTTGTTGTCCACGCCGCTTTCTTGCATGTATGTCAGGACGCCGCCCTTGCGGACCTGACCATAGACATACTCTTGCGAGGATGCAGGCTCACGAACATTCAGGAGCGTGCCTTTGTTCTCGACCGCATCCCCGGCTCCAGCCATCGCGTTTCGAGAAACTTTTCTCAGAGCCGCTGTCGTCAGAGCGGTATAAGCCACATAGCCTATGACTTGAGCGGCAGTAATGCCAAAGGCAACCACTGTTGTAGTTGCAGGGATAGCAACAGCTACTACGGCGGCAATTACCTGCGGCATATCCACGCTCCATCGACATCAGAGATTGGCATGAATATTACATCGTCTTCTCCAAGAAAGACAGCGTTCAAACCAAGAGCCAGCCCGAGCGCGTAGTTGGTGAAATACGGTCTGGATGACTTGCTGACGACAAGCGCGCCGCGAGGCGGCACATGGTTCACCCGACACATGCCGTGATCAAGTGCGTCAATGAGGTCCACATGTCCAAAACTTTTTTTCATCAGCTTCGCGAATGCTTTTTGGCCTAGATCGGCATATTTCCCGACGAAATGATCGGCATATCCATGACCGTGCATGATGCGCCATGCCTCGTTGGTAAATGTGAAACAATCATGCTCACCCAACTTAAAGGGTTTGCCATGCTGCTCCCTCACATAAGAGATCAGGCCTTCCGACCCCATACGATTTCCTTGTCTTGCAGAGACGTAACATAGTCGAAGAATGTATCGGTTGGATGCCGGAGTTTATGGTTTGCAGAGGTGTATCTGCGCGCATTTGCCCGTTGCAATGTCACGAGTTTACTTTCGACTGAAAGATTGACCCTGATGCTTTCACCAGTGTGTTCTATGGTCATTACGTCCATAAGCCCACTAAACACTTCCAGAGGGGTCGAGACGCCTTCAACGCCGAAGTATACCTTTGCAATGCGGCCTTGATACGGCTCCGTCAGAGCCAAAGAGATCACGCTGGCGCTTATGCCAGACAGGGTGATGCTGATGCCTGAAGCTGTAAGGTCTGCGACCTCGGCGATGCCGTCGATGTTTAAGAGCGTGCCAGCGCCAGTGTATGTTTGGCCGTTGATGACCTTGTCCCCATAACCCGTCCAGAGCCGGATTGAGCCGCTGTCGAATAGCATTTCAACGGCGTAGAATAGAGTGACGCTGCCCTGCGAGAGGGCTGTCGCCATGCCTGCCGGAAGCGTGCGGGCCATTAGATAGCCTCCATCGCGCCAAATGTGATGCCGTAGATTGCGGCTTCGTTGACGCTCCAAGACGACTCGTTGCTGGCAAGACGCCAGCGGCCAACAGTGTTGTTTACGACTACAGTGGCATTGTCATCCGGCGCGGAGCGAATGTGCGGCCAAAGTGAAAGCGTTGTCTGACCGCTGGCGTTGGTGTTTACGTCGGCCAAGACCTTGTGCAATGTGGCTGTCCCGGCTGCGCCAAGCTGGATGTAGTCGCCAGCCTTGAGCCAACCTGTCACGTTTTCAGTGCAGCCGTCGATGATAAGGTTTTCGCCAGTTTGGTTGCTGCCATTGACCAAGGGTGTTCCTGTGGCAACGCCGCGAGGCGTGCATCCAATTGGATCACCCATGTTGAACGTGCCGAACCGCCCGCGCAAACTTACAAGCCACGCGACCCATTGCTCTGCGTCTGATCGCTTCATTGGCGGCAGTGTCACATCAGCCTGCCACATTTGGCCCGAACTGGCCTGCGCTTGCCCAGCGAAGGTGAACGGAGACATCTCATAAATGACCGCGTTTATCGCCCTGAGTTCGACGTTGCGAACCCCGGTATGAGACGGAAAGCTGATCGGGTAAGTGGTCATTAAAAGCCCATCCCATTAACGCTGCGACGTTGTGCGTCGAATACAGCCGCCTTCGCCCCCTCGGCTATCTGCGGCATCAAAGATTTAATCTCATTGCGGACGGTCTGCTGCACGCCTGTGGAGACGTTGATCGTCTGATTGACCACGACACCACCACCGCCGTTCACAGCAGCCTTGGCTTGCGGCACTGACAGCACGCGGCCTGCGCTGGATGGCACAAACAGTTCGCGGCCATGTTCGCCGACAACGGAGGGCTGGCCTTCCATAAGAGCGCCACCTGATGCGCTGCCTGTGATCCCAAGTGCGCCGCCGATGGCTCCAAGCAAGCCAGAGCCAGCCGTCGTTGCGGTCGCAAAGGAGCCAACCAAACGCTGCACCACCAGAACCCGATAAAGTTCCTTGATGATGTCAGCAGCCATAGACCTAAAGGCATCTTTTGCGCTCATGGTGCCATCAACCATGCCCATGAAAGCATCTTCCATTGACGATTGGATGGTCGATGAGATGCTTTCAAATTCTGTAAGCGTCAGGCCAAGAGCCTCAACTTGCTTTGTGTATGCTTCCAGCGCCACTTTGGACTTTTCACGCGCACTGGTAGACCTGCCCTGTGCCTGCGTGTTGTCCTCAATGACGATTGTTTCAAGTTCAATGACTTCCGTGTTCTCTTTGTGAGCCTCGGTCACGGAGATCAGATTTTCTCTGGCAGCTTTTTGACGCATTTCTGCGTTTGTAACGATGCTTCTGTCTGGAATGTAGGTTTCTTCGTCGTAAGCCCTGATCTTTGAAAGCGCCAGTTCAGCCTTGCCGACTTCGCTATAGGCGTCAGCGATCTCTTGGACCTGACCTTTATATTGACCAGCATATTTTGTTGCCGCGACAAAGGCATTGTCAGCGTTCATCTGGCCGAAAAGAAAATCATTTGCAGCAGCCGTAAGACCAGCAATGGCCTGCGCTGTGGAAATCAGGATCGGCGCAAGGTTGATCAGCGCAACGCTAAGGTTGGCAGAAATGACCGACGACATCGCATCCAGCTTATCGCCAGCTTCCTGCGCTTGCCGAATGATATCCTCATTGATCACAACGCCCATTGCCTGCGCTTCTTCACGCATTCTTGCGAGTCCGTCAGACCCGTCAGAAAGCATGTTGATCATCTGCACGCCGGATTTTCCAAACAGATCGGCGGCAAGAGTTGCCCGCTGCATTGGGTTTTCAACAGCGGCGATCCTGTCGGCGATGATTTCCAAAGACTTTGGCAAAGGCACAGATGCAAGTTGCGATGCAGACAAGCCAAGTGCGTTTAGCGAGTCCTTTGCCGCGCTGCCGCCGCCAGCGGCATCCCCAAGGTTCTTTGAAAGAGCGACAAGAGCCTTCTGCAAGGTGTCTTGCTGAATACCGCTCATTTGCGCCGCATAGCGCAACTCCTGCAAAGCATCTGTCGTGATGCCGATGGAGTCTGCCGCATCAGCAAGATCACCCATGCGATCTGCCGCAGCTTTTACAGACGTGGCGAGTTGTTGAAAAACTGCAATAGCGGCAAGACCCTGTGCAGCGATTGCAACCTTGTCGAACATGTCGCCAGCACTGGACAAGTCTTTGTTTGCTTTTTGCGCGAATTTTGCAATCCGCCGCTCGTTTGCAGCCATCGCCTTGGCAAATTCACGATCCTTGGCGGTCAGGATGATGTTCAACTCTTCAGCGCTGATTGCCATCAACTTGCTCCACAAGGGCGCGGAATTGTTCCGCCGTCATTGCCTCTGATCCGGGCTTCTTCGGCGAGTGTGCATCATGCCACCC